CAACCATATCTACATCCGTAATTGCTGCGTCTTGTGCCGTAATTGTTACTGAGTCATAACTGTCTGTATCTACCTCTGGAGTTGCATCTGTAGTAAATGTTAATACCCTAGAGGTGATTCTCTTGTTCGTAAGTGTTTCAGCCCCAGCTATTGCTGATAGTGTACCCGTTGTTGGCAGTGTGACGCCTGTCGCTGCTGAGGTTGTAATTGTAAGGGCATCAGCTCCAGCTAATGTAAGTGACCCCGATGCTGGTGTGAACCCTGTAACTGTTGCTGCGGTTAGATTTGCTACTTCTGTTGTAGATGTCACGACAAATGGTGCTGTTCCTATCGCTATATCAGATATAAACTGTGTCCCAGTTATTGTGAACGCCCCTACATCCCAGTTAGATGTTAGGGGTACAGTCCCGTTAGCTAATAAGTCTCCGCCTCCAGTTGGGGCTTTCCATGAGGCTGTTGATGCTGTATCTGCTGAAAGGATAAAGCCTGCGGTCAATCCTGCTAGGTCTAGTAGGTTCAATTCCCCAAATGTGGCTGTTACATCAGTTGCTCCTGCTGCTAGTGCGTGAGTGTGAGCTGTTGGTGCATCTCCAATGTACATAAAGTTCCCATCTGAGCAAGCTGTATCAAAATTAGCTTTGGTGTCCGATATGGCTTGTATGTCCGTTTGGTTTCCACTGTTTGTCCCCGAAGTATTCCCAATCACTGTCTGTTGTGCATCCGTAACATAATTCTTATTTGCTGCCTCTGTGAAGTTGGTGTTTGTGAATGTCGGGGTCGCACCAGAGACAACACTTTGGTCTAAGTAAGAATGGTCTGCCCCCGTGCTACCCCTATGAGTAGTATTTAGAGCAGAAGCATCATAAACCTCAGTAAAGTTTTCATTCGTTATTACTGCGGCTTCGCTTGGTGTATCTGTTGATGTTGTTATTGTTTGTTTTGCCATAATATTAAGGTTTACTTATGTTAACGATTCCCGACTCATTGGAAGTTATGGAATCATAATAACTTATCACTTCTGTTAATGAATCCAATACGTCATCGGTAACCCAATACCAATATGTTGTTGGTCTACTGGTGTTGCTAATAATAGATACCATATCAGCCCATGTTCTTGGCTCTGTCGCCCATGTTGTCTCTATGGCAGCCCAAGTCTCTCCAATATTTATCTTGGTTGTGTTTGCCATACTAGAACTAGGTTTTGATATGTTTGTGATTGCCATAATTATCTAGGGTTACGGTAAGTTGTTATTAACTGTTGCTTTTCGTCTGTTTCACGGATTGTGAAATACTCTTCCATTTTTAGCCTTTCCTTTTCGTACTCTACTGATAGAGCTTGTAGGTTCGCCAGACCCAATGTTAATGCCCCATCATAAGCCGAGGCAATAACAAAGCCTCTGTGTAGTAGTGGGGCAACCCCTGGCTCTTTCGTTGTGTCCTCTGCGTCAAAGTAACTAGGTGTTCTTTGGAAGTAGAACTTTAGTCCTGATGTAACTGATGTGGATGGTGTTGGATAAAGTCTAATTACATTGTCCGCTATTTTGTCATAGTAGATTGGTAGTGCATTGGTACTCATAAACTCATCCAATGCTACACCAGTTAATTGGGCTTGGTCTATTGGGGTAAGCTCAGTGTAATTTCCATTCTCGTCTAGCATGTCTATTCTAGTTAAGTTTAGGATTGAGTTACCCTGCTCATCTGTTAAGAACGAATAATCTGATTGAGAGGCGGTTATATCTGTTGTTCCTATTGGTAATTTGGTATGGTTCGTGTCATCCCATTGGAATCTCCTGTCCGCACCTATTGCATAGCCAGCCACAACATCCAAATAATTGTTGCTTGAAGCTACAATCTTAGGCGTATCCCATTGGGAACTATCTACTCCGAGCAACACACGAGTTTGCTCTACTATTCCCTGTTTTAGTGATGTGTCTGAAAATTGCATAATTATTTATTCTTGAAGTTAATCTTAAAGTCGTTTAAATGTGAGAAGATGGTGGCAACTATCTCCCCATTATCTACATACAATGTGTCGTAATCCTCGTAAACATTCTCTAGGAATGGTTTCATCATTTCTCGTGACATGGGGATTATCTTATCATTGTATTTTTGAGCCTTTAGAGCCACTTTGTTTCTCTTTTTCTCCAAAGCTTCTTGTTTCTTTGTTAGAGTCTCATGTTCTTTCCGTAGCTCTGGTGAACATTGTTCGGTCATTCGGCTATGGATTTCCACCTTCAACACTTCCATTTCAGCAATAGCCTTGTCTACCTTTTTGGCTACTGCTTTTTGCTTTGTGTTTATGTCTTTAATGTCAACTTTAGCCTCTTCTTTTTGAATTTTCTTGTCTATCGTTTCCATCTCTTTCTCAACCTCCTCTATTTCCTTAGAAACACCTCTACCGCTTTTCACTAACTCGCTTTTTGACAGAATCAAATCCTTTAACTCGTTATTTTCAATTTGTATTGTTTTTGGATACATATTATTCGTTGTTTTTTAATAATTTCTCATAAACTTCTGCCCATAAGTGTGCGTTATTTTCAATAGAGTATTTGTTCTCTACATATTCATGTGCTTTCTTTCCCATGTCCTCCCGTAACTCTTTGCTCGCTATTAGTTTTTCTATCTGTTCTACCCAGCTCTCTGTGTCTGTGGCTAATAATAGATATTCTGAATCTTCCGGGTCTACCTCGTAAGGGCTATCTCCTGTTGAGAATGATTGACCTATTGTTGGGATTTCCAACATAGAGTTTTCCATAAATTTCAAATTAGATTTACACCTATTGAAATAAGAGTCTTTTCTAGGGATAATAACCATGTCCAGTTTCAAATCGTTCAAATAACTATAATACTCGTCATATGGGACAAAAGAGTGCCACTCTATGTTTACCTTGTTCCAGAAAGCATACTCTTCTGAGTAAAGTTTCTTATAGAACTCATTATTATTCTCTGGTGGTAGTGATAATAGAACCAATCTAACTCGTGGGTCGTTTTCATACTTCTCAATTATTGGCTTTAGAACATCCATATCAGCAGTAACCCCTACTGAACCGGTAATACCTATCCTGACAATATCATCCTCGTTCCTTTTAGGTGTTGGGAAGTAGAATGGGTCTACTGTGTTAGGTAGTACAACCACGTTCTTGTGTAACTTATCGTATTCCTTTTTCAGAAACTCTGTTGAGCAAGTAACTAGGTCAGCATATTCACTAACAAAAGTGTCCAGATTTTCATTCAGAGTTTTTAGTCCCTTTTCTACCATTTTTTCATTCATAAACTCAGTGAACTTAAACCCTCCATAATCCTTGTAAGTGTCGTCATTATCAAAGACAATCTTTTTTCCTTGTGCATTTAAGGCTTTTGCCACCGCTAACGCCTCTGCCTTATCTGGTCGGTGGAAAACAATAACGTCAGCATCTACTAATGCTTTTGCTTTCTCTTCTGGTGTAGCACGTGACGGAATAAATGTGGTTCTATCTCCATCCCAACCATTTTCTTGTAAGGGAAAAAGACATCTTACGTTGTAGCAACCCTCTAGATTTGAATGTGTGTAATATATTTTCATAATTATTTTTCTTCTAATAGTTTTAATTCCGCTTTCTTCTCCTCAATCTTTAGCTTCCTTAACTCTTCTAGGTTCTTTACGTTCTGTTTTGCCTCTTTTATTTGGTCAAGAACACTTAGCGGTGGTGCTACTACTGGTATGTGTATCGATGCTGGTGTCTGAACTACTGGGACTTCCGATACACTATCTGCTACAACTGGCTTTATTATCTGTTTTGTTCCCGGGTCTATAATATTGCCATCCTTGTCTATTCTGTCGGATGTCTTTTTTATATCTTGTCCTATTACTACTTTTCCTCGTTTCATATAATTATTTGCAGATTTGCCCTTCCAACTCGCTATCTGCATTGAGCAGAAGGGCAAACAATCGTTAAACTGTTAATCTATTTGTTCTCTGTCCAAAGTGTTACTCCTGCGTTGTCTCTGTTCTCAATAACACCGTAAAGCAAGTCTGCGGTTGTTAATGTTGATAGATACTCAGGTAGGTAACTTGATTGGATTCGTACTCCATATCGTCCTGTCATACTTGACCCCATTGAGCCACCACTTCCAAGTGGAGACCTTGCCCAATGTAGTGCGTCTTTCTGTGCTAGACAATTTGCTCGTCCAACTGTTCCTGAAATATACTGGATATTTGCTGAAACAAACACTGGAATACCGTACAAGTGAGCTGACGGTCGTTTTGCTGTTGGGTCATTAACTGGTGAGTTAACTGCCAAGCTAAACTTGTCAAGATTTTGTACTTGATTCCAAAATACATTTGGATGTAAGAAGAATGCAACATCTGTATAAGGGTCTACTCCTACTCCTTCAAGAGTAGCAATAGCTGACCTAATCTCGCTATCTGCGATACTTGATGTTGAAGCACCTACTGTGGTACTAAAGTTATCAAATAGTCCCGCAAGGGCTACTTCTAACTTAGTTGCCATAGTATATCCAGCACTTTTAGCATACCTTTCTTGTAGGTAGTAAGAGTGCTTTACTTGTGCTGCCTCTCTATCCTCTATTGCGAATGATACTTCATACCACTGGTCTACAGTAAGAGTTACTTTTGTGTCAGTAGCATTGTTTAGTGTTACTGCTGTCGCATTAGATTTCTCTGTTGCGGAAAACTCTGTTAGATTAGGTGTATAAAGGGCTGAACCTCCTGCTGACAATTCTGATGAACGGTCTACGAAGAAGTCCCCAATCATTAGCTTTAGTTTGAAAAACTCATTGATTTTCTCTCCCCAAAGTAAAGGGATTGATTCTGCAAGTGTCGTTGAGGACATTGATGCTGTTGGTAATGTTCCTGTTGCCATGTTTTTATAGTTTTACATTATCCATAACTTTATGGAATGCTTTTTCGTGGTCTTCACGTGGCATATCCTCTGTAACTACTGTCGTGTCCTTAGACTCTCCAGAGCCTTTTGTAGCACCGAGCTTGGCATTCTCCTTTCTTTTCTTGTCTGCGACTTCCTTGTTAAAAGATTGGATAGCTGGGTCATTTATTGCCTCTAGGAGTGTAATTTCACTTCCTTTAGCAATAACCCGTGCCTTGTCAATAACTTCCTGTGGATATTCCTGTGTGATTAAACGAAGTTCATCCTTAAAGTATGGGTCTTCATTTATAATCTCCTGCGGTTTAGATTTACTATCCTTTTCCGCTTTCTCAGCTCTAACTTTGTAATTTTCAACAACTTCGTCTGATTTTGTTTTCACACTATCAAACTCTTGCTGAATTAACTCGGATTTCTTCTCGTGAACAGCCTTTTCTTTATCTTCATCGGATAATTCTTCCAAGCTAGTCTGAAATTCCTCGTTAGAACTAATCTTTTCATCTACAACGGAGATGATGTCCGTAGGATTTGAGGCATCCTTGCCGTCTTTATTTTCCATAAATATTAGGCGTATTATTAGGTGTTTGCCTTCACCGATTATGGTTAAGTAGTTTAACGACTGTTGCGGTCACATATTATCTTGCTTCGTTCTTCCTTTCCTTGTGTTTCTCTTTCGGGGCGAATAAGTCATCTAGGTTTTCAAACGCTCCATCTATAACATCCTTAGCATCTGCTATATAAACTGTCTCTTCCCTCTCAAATACTCTCTTCACAGCTTCTTCTTGCAGGTAATTCACCAGATAAGCATGAACATTGTCCACCATATCTTTGTTACTATGAAATTCTTTTAGTGATATACTCATAGTTCTGTTATTGCTAAGGCTGCTAATTGTCTTGATAGTCCTGTTGTCCCGGCTACTTCATTCAGTGCGTCTTGAACTGATAATCCAGTAGTTTCAGCGTATGTATTGGCTGCTTCCTGAGCAGTTGCCCCAGTGGTCTCCGCTAACACATTTAATGCCCCCTGGATAGATAGTCCTGTGGTTTCTGCAATTGTATTTAGATAGTTTTGTAATGTATCCATATTATTGTGGGTTAGCTCCTACTGATAATTGTCTGGGTTGCACTGGAGAAGTATTTTGCTGTGTCTGGGCATTCTCTTGTAGAGTTTCTGCATCTTTCTTATCTTTCTCGTTGATTGCCCCTGTAATTGAGATTGGACTTATTCCAGCTCCAGACAGCTCTATAATTCTTGTTAGAAGCTGTGAAGCTACTGGGTCTTGTGCAAGATTTGGATTAGAAGCATATGTTATCAAGATATTGTAGAGACTTTCCATTGTTGCCGCCTTATTCTTCTGCTCTCCTGTTGTATTTACTGTTACCTTAGCACTTAGATTTTTATAGAAGTCTTTTGGTATTTTGATAAATCGTTGCCCTTTTGTTTGTTTGATAAAGTCATCATAATTTTCTAGCAATGCTTCATATTCCTCTGCCGTTACTGATTTGCCAGACAATACAGCTTCCTTCGCTTTTTCATTAGCCATTCTTACAGAGAATTTGTTATCTATTTCCTTTAATTCCTCTGGGGAGAAGTCATAAGCCAGTATATGTTCTTTGCTCAGTTTCTTTGCAAGATGTGGTAATACCCAATCTTCTATAATTTCAGTAATAAGTATTCCAAATTCTTGTCTTAATGTCTTGAATACACTTGAAGACTGTTGAAGTACAGTTGCCTGCAATCTAAATGGAGTTCCCGATGGTGGCGTGTCTCCTCTTTGGGCTGAATATGCAGAAGTTGTCTTTTCTAGTTGTTCATACCATTGTCCTATCAGGTTGTTGTATTGAGCCAGTCCTCCACTTGGTAGTAGGTTCACTACCGTTATTGGTTTGTTGTCCTCTGTCTCCAATATTACTCCGTCATCGGTTTCGTTCAATAGGTTTCTACCTTTTAGCTTCTTGGATGAAGACTGTGCTATAACCTTAGTTGTGTATTCCATTGCTCTTGCTTGCTTCAACACAGCATCATTTGTCCATATCTGGGCTTCTTCGCCCTCCTCCATTACTCCCACACCATAAGCTCTTCCAGCCTTTGGTTTTCGTGCTAAATATTTGTAGACCCTTTCTGTGTCATCTTCCCAATAAAGAGTGGTTAGTATGTCGTGGTTATTTTTGTTTCCATGATTTCTGTTTCCACTGTCTGTTGGGTTTCCTGCCAAATAGTAAAGTTGGTAGCTGAAGTCTGTTTTATCCTTTTCTGTCACCTTCTCACCGTCTGCGTTCTTGAATACAGCCTGGCTAAACTCCCCTCTCATCTCATAAACAGGTATTCTTTTAGCAGAACCTTGTCCCTTTAGACTATCCATTACAATGTCCATGTTCTTCCATTCTTTCATCTTGGAGATTTCACTAGCAGTCATCCAGTGGATTTCTATGATTGCCCCTTGAAGTATATCTACTTGGTCTGTGATGAGGTTCTTCCACTCAGGAAGCTCTATTGTTAGTTGCCCATCCTTCACCACTTTCTTTGCTAGAAGAGAACCATACCGAGTATGCACATCTCTCATATCATTTAAGGTTTTAGCGAAATTCACCTCTTTCATCCACACATAAACATCCTTTGATAGCAAAAAGCTCTCCAGATAGTGGTTAGCATCATCTGAAGTGATGTCTACATCTTTGGTGTCTATGTCCTTTGCCGAGTTTTCTACATCACAGATAGCATTTAGTATATTGTAAAAAGGCTTCTCTCTTCCCAACTCATCCTTTTGTCCGTTGAGGTATCTACTATTGTTGTAAAATTCAGTTGTTCTTATTTGGTACTTTTGCGAAAAAGTAAGATTCTCCATTAAATCAATGGTTTTATCGTAGTTTCCTTTTATTGTCTGAAATTCAGTTTCTATTGTATCCATAGGGTTAAGCTTTTTATTGCTTCCCCCAGTTTTCCTGCCGAGAAATTAGTAATTACATATATTATACACTACCAATTATTTTGAGTCAACCTTATTTAAAAACACCTTCTGCTCTCGCTTAATAATATAGTAGTCAGGATTTCCCAACGAGTCCTTTTGTATAAGAATAGACTCATAAGGTCTGAGTTCACGAAGCATCTCTATTATTTTTTGTTCATTCTCTGTCATCGGGAGGATTTTCTATTAAACCTATCTTTACTCTCCATTCTCTCTAATCTTTCTATCGGGTCTATGTCTATGTCCTTTGGGCGGTCATCCTCAAAGTACATCTTTTTGATTAAAGCATATTCTGCTGGGTCATTTAGTGTTGGTCGTTTTTTCATCGTGTTTGCATTGTGTCCTGTTTAAGTCTTGAAAGTAACCTGTCCGCCTTTTCATTTTCCATGTCGGGGTTTGCGTTCTTTACTAATGAAGTAACTCCATATCTGACTCCATCCATAGAATGAGAGAACTGATGTTCTGGCTTGTTTATTAGTTTACCATCTTTATCCTCCATCCATAAATAGTTTCTATATTCCTTTACGAGATTAACACTCCTTTTAGTTACCGATATTCTCTGTGCTTGTACCAGAGCTATTCCATTGCACACACTATCCTTGCCTTTTTCAGCTCCCACAATGTCTATCCCATACGAATATATCTCATCAATACTCTTAGGCTCTGCACTATCAGCTACTACAAGGGATTTGTCTCTGTTCTTTAAAATGTCTGCTATTTGTTTGTTGCTTAGCCCCTTTTGGAAAGTAACCTCATCTAAAATATATCCTCCGTTGTAATAGTAAATGGCAGTGATTGATGTTGGGTCGTTTGAGTAACCAAAGTCCATACCATATCTTTCTAGTCTAGCTTCATGTGGTATGTCATCTATGATTGCCCAGTCCTTATAAATCTTTCTCTCCATTGAGTGTGGTTCTCCCATCCATTTATGTCTGTATAATCCTGGTCGTTTTTCCTTATCATCCATTATCTCTTTCAGAATAACATCAGGCATCATCTCGTATTTAATAGCGATGTCATAGTTTACATTGATATGCAGTGTATCTGGTCTACCCTCTAATACTAATCTCTGATGCACTGGGTCTTCTTCTAGCAACCTGTTGTAGGTATAAATAAGCTGTGAGCCAGCTTTACGAACAGTAGGAGTTAAAACTTCCAAACTCTTCTCTGATACTGTCTGTGCTTCTTCAATCCAAGCTACATCTATTCCCTCAATAGATTTAATACTCTGCTCGTTATTCCATAGTCCTTTGAATAGAAAGTCAGAGCCATTTATTTTATTGATGATGGAATTCTTTGTTAACTGGAAGTCATTCAATTCATACTTCTTTATCAAGTCAGCTAATAATTGATAGGAACTGTCTGCAATAGAGTTTTGGAACTCACGGAAGCAAGCAACCCTTATTTTAGATTGCCTTGCTCTTATTAGTAAAGTTCTTGCAACAGTATGGGACTTCAGTGAAAACCTACCACCATGAACAGCAGCCTCTCTCCAATCTTTATCAAAGAGTCTTTTAAACTCATTCGGTATCTGTATTGTCTGTTGTTTCTTTTCCATTTATAAATTCTACTAATATTGGTTGTATCTGTTCTCCGTCTGATGTTATGTCTGTATCTTGTTTTGGATTGCCTTCTGTCATCTTCCATCTATCTAATGATGGTATCTTTTCAAGAAACGCCTTTTTCTCCTCATCTGTCCAACTTTTAAATTCTTTTAACGAAAAATCTTTAAGCGGATTCTTAGGTCTACCTCCTGGATTACCAGACTGCCCCTTCTTCCATTGATGGGGTTTTAGGTGTTCTCCTTTTGTTGTTTTTTTGCTGTTATCAGCCATTGTATTATTATACCAAAAAAGCCAGTCTGTAACAACTAGCCTTCTTGTTTACCCTTCCCTTTTGATAATCCTGCTTTCCTTGCTCTCTCTATTCTCTGTTCCTTTGTCATATTACTGGCTGATTTCTTTCCCATTTTTGAATACCAGTCTCTTACTTCTTTTGGTGGTTTCATGTTAGTCTAGTAGTTCAAGTAGTTCCCCGACAAGACTATCAACTTCAAAGTCTGCTAGATAATGATACCCAACCGCTCCTTCCTCTCGTCTTTCCCCTGAATATCTATCTTGTTCTAGTGAACCAAACGCTCTATCCCCTAGTAGGTCTCTTAGTCTTCTTTCTAGTTGTTCTCTTTGCATAATATTTTTTATTTTTATTTT